CCTGTCCCGCCGTTCCCGTTTGCCTCATTCCCGCACCAGCGAGTTGACCTTGCAGTTCAGCGCGAGCACCAAGCTGGCCCATACCTAGAGCGGCCTGTTGTGCCTGTTGCTGTGCAAGCGGAGCGGCGGCCCCAAATTGAGCGGCCATCTGAGCGTACTGCGGCTGTAGACCCATCAATCCTTGCTGGGCACCACCAATCATTTGGCCAGCTTGACCAAGGGTTTGGGCTGCCTGACGGGTTCCCATCGGTCCCATGCCCTGGCCATATGCGACTCGGCCTGCCATGGCAGCAGCTTCGGGCTGTGTAAAACCAGCAATCCTTTGCCCGGCATATTGCTGATAGGGACGCTGGCCTTCGGTTACAATACGATCAGTAAGATTGGCCCACTGTTGTGCGGTCTGCTGTGGCACACCATAGGAGGTGACCCTGGACACCGAAGGTGCGGGACCACCCTGCTGTAGCCCTATTATGCCACCGGAAGCTCTCCGGGGTCGTCCCTGATTCATTAGCTCTTGGTAATATCTTATCTTCTGTTCATCTGACAGAAGATCTTCTTCTTCCTGTGGTAAATCACCTGAACCAAGACGACCGGGAGACATCAAGACATCAGCGAGAGCCGACAGAGGATTAAGCGCGGATGCCCCACCAGCAAGAGCGAGACTTTTTATACCCCTTCCCTTGAAACGTCCCCCCATTCTCTTCAACGCATCTTGAATCCGAACCCTTCGGCTTGGTGGGCTCCCTGGAGGAGGATGCCCCTGTGAAGCCCAATAACGCTCTTCTCTAGCATACTCTCCCATCATTCTTCGATGGGCAGCATCTTTCCGCTCCCTCTCACGAAGATCCCAATCTTCAAACACCCGATCTTGCCAGCGACGCGCCTCTTCAGGTTTTAGTGGACCCTCTCTCCCCTCCCATGGAAAAGGACCGCGAACTGTGCGTGATCCCCCGGCACCCGTGCCCGGACCTAACATACGATTTGGATCTGTGATTCTGCCTGCCCCACGAGCAACTGGCACCCGGCGTTGGCCAGCACGAACCATATCCCTTCTTTCGTTACGCAAACGATCAAGCTCATCGCGGGTATCCTGCCAATATCTCTCAGGATCACGGAGATGTTCTTGGGAACCACTTCCGCCCGCTTCTATTTCCATCTCCATCATACGAATTTTGTATTCTATATCCTCTAAGGCTTTACGCATGGGACTAGGACCACCATACTCGCCACCATGCTGATAACTAGGATAATTAATTTTTCTAGGCATAGTTTTATGTGTTGATGTTGCCAACGAAGTCATCCCATACCGCCGCACCGGGAGGCGTTCCGGGATCAATTCTCGTAGCTGCATCTATTAATTCGTCTCGTCCCGCTTCTGCATCACCCGCATTTACGATGTATTCTCCACCAGCAAGCAACGCCCTTACGGGAAGCGGGCCCCCTTCGGCTAAACGCTCCTCAAAATCGTCCTTAAATGACTTTTCTATAGCAAGACTATCATCTACTAAGCCATTGCCCTGCGGTCCATTATCGGGATAAGGAGGAAGGAATCCCTCTTCAACTAAACTATCTGCTCCACCTTCTCCCATTTTCTGAACTCGTACTTGATTAGTTATCTCCTCAACTAATCCAGGAAATAATTTTTGAATTTCGACAAGAATCTGTGATGCTTGAGCAGCGGGCATCTCGCCGTTTATAGCTGCCGTGGCAACCTGTATTATTTCTACAGGAATTTCTTCATTGGATTCTGCGGGTATCATAGAAGGATCAACTGGGCCACCATATGCGAATGTCGGTGCCGATGGCGGAGGTATCACAGGAGGCGGCGGCAATGGTGTCACAGGCGGCGGATCCGGCGGAGGCGGTGTAACAGGCGCACCTCCAAATCCACCGCCAGGGGCCGGGCCTGCGCCTAGTTCCTGCTGTCCACCAAGCCTGCTCATTAGCCCACCATAAGCAGGATCAAATGCAGAAGGTTGACTGGCTGTGGGCATATTAAACGGATCATACCCAGTGATCGGAGCGGCTCCCGTTGCCGCCGCGGTTTCAGCCATTAACCCAGCACGATAGGGAGCAGCTTCTCGTGCAGCATCAGCAGCAGCCTTTGCATCCGCCGCAGCTTTCGCATCAGCAGCAGCCTTTTTATCCGCCGCAGCCTTCGCGGCAGCATTTTGTGCTGCAGCATCCTTCGCAGCCTGTGCAGCAGCATCCTTCGCTGTCTTCGCAGCAGCAGCTTGTGCGGCCCTTGCATCCTTATCGGCTTGAAGTCGTTCCAGTCGCTCGGCATCTGCGGCAGCAGCCTGCCGCCTAGCAGCATCTCTAGCTAAGTTTTCTTCCCGCTCAAACTCTTCTTCCTCAAAACCCTCATCACCATACCCCTCTGAACCAAACCCAGTACCTGTCGAGGGCCCTTGCTGATAACGTCTCCCTACATAACTCCTAGTACGTGGCAATGCATCAAGAAAATCATCGTACTCATCTCCATGATATCCACCACCGCTCGTCGGGCCACGTCCTATATTTCCAAGAGGATCCGTTAGTGCCGGAACAGATGGTGATGCCGTAGTCGTAGGAGGCGGAGGGAATGGTACCGGAACAGATGGTGGCACCGTAGCTGTAGGAGGCGGCGGAGGTGGTGCCACAGCAAACAAGTCCTCATCAACCTCCGGATCCCCTATAAACTCATCTTCAATTATCTCTCGTTGTGCCGCCCGTGCCTCCAAGATAGCTCTTCGCTCCTCTAACCGCCGATCCTCTTCGTCCCCTTCATCCCCGCCAATAAACGGAGGCATAGTTGCCATCGTCTCTGGCATAGAAGGTGGTGGGGGTGGCGGAGTCATGGGTGGTAGAGGTGCTGCCGCAGCTTGCTCTGGCGGAGGTGGTGGTGGAGGCGGAAGCGGAGGCGTTAGTGGAATCAGCCCCGACTCTTGTAACTGCTGGCCAACTGGCTGAACAGCAGGACTAGCTACCGGAGGTGCTACCGGAGGTGCTACCGGAGGTGGCGGAGGTAAAAGTGCGGCAGGTGGAGGGGGTGGTAGTAATGTCGGGCGTGGTAGGCGCGGCGGCATTACCGCTGGCTGCATAAAATCTTCCTCACCCTCAAAACCTTCAAACTCCCGTCGCGGCATAGCAGGTCTTTGCCGTAACTGCTTTCTCCCATATTTCTGAGCAGCGGGAGCAGCCCTTCGCTGCGGCTGCTGCTTTCTCCCCCTTCTTCCCGCCTTTTTCCTCTTTTTCCGCCCAGCACGGCCACCTCTTCTATACCCTGGAAGTGGAAGTGAAATCAATCCACCCTCTGCTGCCCCGACTGTGGCATAGCCCTGTGCTGGCGCGACGTATCCAGGAGTAGCGGATTGTGGCATAACAGCTTGGGCTTCAGCAGTATAAGCACTCGGCATCTGGCTTTCAGGACTTCCTTTATATTGCGCTTCTTCAAGTTGTGCCATCGCCGGATAAAGCAACGCCACCTTTTTGGGATCCGACAAATAATTAAGTGCCGCACCACCAAATTCACCCAATCCCTTGCCCCTGATCAGCGATCCAAGCCCACCCCTCAGGGTTCCCGTCAGTTTTTGCTCGGCTATTTCTTCTGCCGTTTTACCAAGAAGATTACCTGAAGCAGCCTTTAAGCCCGAACTTAAAGCCTTGCCGCCCAGATAACCTTTCATGCCGCCCAACAGAGCGGACTTCAAGCTCTTATTCTCAATACCACTTATTAATGCACCGACACCTGCACCAAGCGCAGGATTAATTGCTCCAAGCGCCATAGGCGCAATTGTCTTAGCGCCCTTCCACAACCCCTTTGCTGCTTTCTTCAGCCAGCCGCCGAAACCATAGGCGGGGATATAGCCACCATTAACCAACACCATCGGCACATAACCGCCATCCTGATAACCCGGAATCAAGCCACCATGAGCCATAGGTTCAATACTCATTTTCCAACTCGTTGGAGGTCCACCACCTACACGCTCACCACCACCTACGGCAGATGGAGGGGTTGGCAATGGTTTGGCAAATCCCGGCCCACCACCATATGGGCGCGGGCGTAGCACTGGTGCTGGTACATCTTGATCGAACTGCTGACCCGGATTCTGTGCTTGAAACGCCCTTATCTGTTGTGACTGTGCTTGCTGTTCCGCTTTTTGCCAAGCAGGTCTTGTATCGACGGATGGGAGAAGTGGACCTCCGTATACCCCCTGCATCCCCGCCTGCTGAAGCTGCTGTGGAGGTGGAGAGGGTGCCAAACCCGGCATAACTTCTCGGCCATTGATGAAAGTGGACCGACCCATAGGATTATTCCATCCACCGGGGCTTGCCATCGGAGCCTGCTGTATTGGCTGTGGTCGCTGAAATCGTCCGCGCAACCCACCTATACCCCTAGACCGAAATCCGCCGAATGCCATTTAACTAGTCTCTACGCCGAAGATACTGAACGACATATCGCCTGAACTCGCGTAAATAGTGACAACATCATCTTCGCTTAGGGTTATGCCAACGATGATGAATACCGTATCGTTAGCGGCAACCGATTTCCCGTAGTAAATGTAATGTTCGTTTGCTACGGTTGCGCCCGACGGACGGACAGCCACCCTGAAGGTGAGTGCCCCGCCAGAGCGGTTGCAGGCGGCAATAGAACTGACCGTCGTTACAGTAGCGTCCGGTACCGTGTACAGATCGGTATTCGTTGTCGCTGACGGTGCTGATTGCCCCAGTACCTTTAAGGTATCAGCCATTACTAGCACCAAGCAATAAAAATTGATATTTACGAAGCGACAGAGAACTGTCGCTATCAGCCTGTACCTTCACGGCATGGATGTCACTGCTAACATCTTCGAAGTTTTGTTCAATGGTTCTGCGGGACATACTCTCATCGTATTCCTGATATTGCTCTGGTGCGCGGTTGAGTGGACGATAGACCTTGAGGCTCATCGTCTGCCATCCGTTCTACCGTCGAGCCTTACCTGACCAACACGCCAACCGTATCCGGCACCTGTACTCTGCACTTTCATTGACACCTGCCGTGCCCTACCACGAATAGACGATTGATCCGTGGAGGGCGTGATCGCGGCACTCGCTATCTCAGATTGTGCCTGTGCGGGATAGTTATGTCCATTCAAGCTGATCGTTACTTCATCACCTGAGTCGCCATCCCTAAATTGAATGTCTGGTATAATTCTATTCAGTGACCAGAATTGATAACCATCACCAAGCTCAATGTCGCCCGTTTCGATATAGGCCGTCATCGCTGATCCATCATCGTCATGGCCGCTTTCGTGACTGTACAACAGGTTTGGATATATACCCTTCACTGTATTTCCACCGCCCGTAGCGGAGGATGTAGCAAGATCAGCCAAAGTAATTGTGTAGGTATTCGCATCCGTGATAGATGCGACGGTATGCTGGTTATTCAGCACCACAGTTGAAAGGCCACCAACTGTAGACACACTCTGCAAAATAATCTCGTCATCCACTTTAAGTCCGTGACCCGCATCCGTAATCGTGACTGTGCCAGAACTACTGCTTGTCACTAGAGGAGTATCGCCTAGATCCCTTTCCCGTATCGAAGAAGCGAGCGGATAGGATTTAGTGCCCGCATGGCTCCATGAGCCACGCACCATCGTTCCGGTATACCAGATGTTTTCGGCATAGTTGAAGATGATGTACTTGTCGATTTCGCCGTCACCAGACTCAGATGGATAGAACCATATGACTTCAGAGAAGTCTGTATTCGATCCAGCAACCACCTTATAGGCTTGGCTATCGTCAAAATCATCGAACACGGTGCCCAGTACGGGACAAGTAAGCCTCTGTGCCGTCCCGGTATAGGTGTAGAACGCACCGCGATCCATGAAATAGACTGTACCGCCTGCGTTTACCGCCGCATTAGGCGACACCATCGACATACCCTTGGCTGTCTCTGTAAACGAGAAATAGAAGGGGCTGCCGATGTATCTCATGCTCACGATACCACAATCAGTCCATATCAGGATTTCTTGGCGCGTCATCATTGCACCCACAATCTCCGAACAGGCCGCTAACTCCTGACCACCAGCACTGTTGGTAGATAATGGTTGCCATACTCCTGCCGTCTCTGAACTAGACCATCTAACGAGCAATGGATTGATCGTAGTCGCTCCAATTTCATTACAACCGAACGCAATGACATGACGGGCAACATCTGACATCATCACTTGATGAGCGGCTGTAGGCGTGTAGTAGGTTCCGGCCTTATAGACCGCAACTACGGCAGAGCCGCCACCTGTTGCTGTACCGCTGGCATCTGCACCACCAATATCTGCCGTAAACGTGGCTTTGTTTGTAACGGAAGCCACCGTCATCTCTACATTCAGCCTCGCCGCACTTATGCCGCCCAAAGCACCGCTCACCCCAGATATCGTGACCGTATCCCCGGCAGTCGCTCCATGACCAGCTTTGTCGATGATCGTGACAATAGTGCCACCACTGGTAACCGTTACCGGATCATTTGAAAGGGTCACTGTACGACGTGTTATGTCGCTGAGTGCTACGGCAGCGGTTGCCGTGCCCACGCTCGCATCCCAGTAATAGATATTGCCCTGCCGAACATTGGCGAGCATATCATCACCGAAATTTGCTACCGACCACAAACGCAACTGATTGGATTGGCCTAAGCCAGCCCCAGATCCCCAACCACCAGATCCCCAAGGATCTGCACCAAAACCGGATGCCGATACATAGTCATTGAGTCCAGTATTGATCTGAAACGCAGCGGTTACACTGCTTCCGCCACCGCTCGCGCTCGACGTTGCTTTCGTGGAGCATACAACCCGGAACTTCGTGTCGGGATTGGCATCACTAGTATCGCCAAGTGCTACAATACGATGTTCCGTATTGAGTGCGCCTGTACCGATACCAGCCGTGGCAGTGGCACCCGCGATAGTTACATAATCACCCTTCACTGCTCCGTGATCAGTGGCTGTTTCGATGGTAACAACAGCAGTTCCATCGACAGCCGTGATCTTGTCCGTAGCAAGGGTGAGTGTGGTGCGAGTAGGAGTAATATCGTAGTAGTTATCGCCAAGATTTATATACAACTTCAGGTTGGTTCCGACTCCGACATACTTGTCGCCAGAATCGGTAACCCAATCGTGAAGCTTTCTGGCAGTTCCCAGATAGGTACTCAGAACATACTTGGCCCAACCACCGATCTTTTCAGCGAATCCCTTACGAAATCGCACTTTATCAGAATCATACCAAGTACCCTGTGCAGAATACCTAGTACCATCCGTAAAAAGCCCAGCTTGGGGTGCAATTTTAGTAAAGGGCATAACTGTTATTCCCTAGCGATACCGTTGCTTGTTTTGATCGTTAAGCAACGCTCATTCGGATTATCACTGTCTAAGTTGCCCCCAACAATCTCATCTCCAACACACATCCCTATACCTATAAGAAAGGCCTCCCATTTAGACTGAGCCTCAATGTGTATATGGCGAGTTTGATTCACGGTCTGAAGTAAGTCTTTAGCTAAATCAGCCTGCTCTGGAGAAAAATAAATATCTTTAGTGAATAGACCGTTCGGCTTATTTTCTGTGGACGTATCTTCAGAAATGCCCTTAACTTCCCCGCTTTTTAGCATCGGTGACCCTTTCTTTGAGGTTTTCTGTTTCCGTTTCAACTGCCGCGAGACGTTCCCCATGTGAATCCACCTTGTTGTCTAATCTATTAACGATTTTCTCAATTTGGATCATCGACTGTCGCATACCATTCATGCCGACCTTAACTCCTCCGTATGCGGCACCAGCAGCAAGTGGCGCAGCCAGCAGAGAAATGAGCGTAGCGATATCAGCTTCCATCTTCTTCAAGATCTCTGCGAATTTCACTTAACTCCATATCAATAAAATCTAATCTCATATTTTGCTCCGCATCATCCGGCAAACTGCCCAACTCACCACGCGGCCAGAGAACGCGAAATTCGCTGTTCGCTTCAATCTGGATATTAGATAATTCCGCGTCTCGTTCCAGCACACTAAGCCTTTCGCCAACCCTGAAATATCCCATAACCGCAACTGCTGTAGCAGCAATCAAAGCGATCAAGTTACGCACAGGTATCGTAACCTCGCTGCTGTCATTTAGTCGTGCTGGCATGATACCACGCCTGTGTCACAATGTATTAGCGCAACAACAACCATACCGCCGCAGCCGCCACGGCAGGTGCAACCACATCAAGAACGGCATCAAGTACGTTAATGGACCTTTTCTTCAGCAGCTTCTTTATCTGCTGCTCGCACTCACGAAAAGCATATCCCCATACGGCCAGCGCACCAGATACCTCAACAGGCAACACAAAACTGAATGCGAACGTCAGAACACCTGCAATTAAAAAATGACTGATCCACGTTTGATAATCCTTCTCTCCCCACGCCATATATCCCTTTCTTAGCTTGTTATTCGGAAGGTTTCTCAGGCTCGACAATCACACGACCTTCGCTATCAGTCCACTTGGTATCTATCATATGCTGATCACACCGTTCAGCTACAACCATCCAGCTTACGGTGTCGCTGGAACTCGCCTCAGAACATTCTATGGTGAGCGTACTGCCACTAACCGAACCCCTGACTGCATCCCATCCCGAATCGTTCTGAATCCACACCTGTGGGTCACGGCAGAGTAGATCCCAAGTCCCCGCGCTCATGCCAGCAGCCTCATCCAGATCCACGGTCGCGGAACCACTAGAAAGTGCAATCTCGCCACGATACCAGAGATCCGCTCTTGGACCCTCATGGAAGCTGTGAACGAGATGGTGGGTGTCTTTTTTGTCCGGTAATGGATGGTCGATCTTGAAAGATCCTGATGCCTTCGACACAGACCCCTGAAAAGTGGCCGCCTGTGTGAAGATGGTCTCATCCACCATGATGTTTATTTGGCGCACACCATTCGCCACAATCTCTATCTTATTATCTTCGTACTCTTCCAAATACGTATGGGTACCCCCGTCTAAGAACAGAGACTTTCCCGATTTGACTGCGACATTACCAGACGCATCTACCGTAAATTGGGTAGTCAGTGTCGCCGCCGCGCCCCCCGTACCCGAAGCGGCATTCGCAAAGGTCAACACGCCAGCTTCCTGTTTTATATAGCTGGCTTGATTGGTTTCGATGTAGGCGAAAGCTCCAGTATCGGAATCTAGGTAGAGATTGTCGGTGAGGAACATTCCGTCGATGCCACCAGCACCAGTATCGTTGTCGGAGTAAAGGGAGCCTTTCTCCCCTAAGAAAATATGCGACCATGCACTATGGAGATCTGACCTCAGGGTTGTCCCGACAGCAAGATCGCCAGCGATGGTCACATCTGGCGTAGAAGCATTACTGAGCGTGAGTCCGACATTGGATCCGAGAGTGCCGTTGCGTCCTAGAACCCAGTCGCCCGTGGTGCGGTCGATACCACAAGCCCACTCAATTTGCCCCTCAGTCTCAAAATTGATCTGCACATCGTCGGCTGCGTTCGTGCCGGAGTTGTGTAGATCCAATCCCACCGAACCCGTGCCGCCATCCTTCTTCAGGGCAATTCCACTCGTATCGCTGGCGGTCCCCACACAGAGGTTGCCAGCTAGGGTAACCAGACCTACCTCGGTCACCGTCAGCCAGTCCGTTGTGGATCGGCGCAACTTCCATTTGTCGCTGTCTGAATTATCAACATACGCTTGCCACGTAGTCGCCCCAGTAAGCGTCCAGCCCAATACGGCATCACCTGTACCATCTTGTTCAATCAGTAACTGGGTTTCTGCTGTCGAAGCACTGCTGTTGTCTACATAGACCTTTGCCGTACCGCCTAGATGGGTCGCGCCAGCTTGTACCCAAAGCGAAGCATTGCTGTCGCCCTCAGTGGGTGCGGCATGGATGTAAAGTGAGGTCGCAATGTCAGGCTTCCCGCTACTAGCCAAGTTGTTTGTGATATTGGGTTCAGCAATCCTGACCTGAGATACGACGGTGATATTGGTATTAGTCCCTTGGGTGGTGATAGCGTTATCGAAGAATGTTCCAGATAGATAGTCCGTATCTCCCACCGCTCCGGTGATCGTGCCGCCGAAGAAGGTGCCTATTGCTACTGAGTCTGATCCGTCGCTGGTAAACGCTCCCAGAAGTCTGAGGCGGTAAGCTCCGTGAGTGGACCCACCTATCACATGGGGTCCGGTACCTGAGACAACGATCTCGCCAGCAACAGTGAGATCAGCAGTCACCTTGGTAGCTAAGCTGTCATTTCCTAATAATATGATATTAGAGCTATTTAATGTGAGTATATCCCTCGCCGTACCCCCCGACTCCTTCATCTTGATCGCTACATTATTCGACATCTGGAAAGTGCCAGCCTTGAGTTCCAGATTTCCCGCATTAGTGAACTCTAATTTGTTGGCCCCGTCAGATGTCTCGAAGACCACTAGCTCTTCGTTCTGCGTCGAATGTCCTTGTACGAGAAGCTGAATTTGGTCCGCCGTACCGTTAATAAAAACCTGTTTGTTCACGCTGAAAGCGAGTTGGCTGTGGTCCCAAATCAGCTTGCCACCATTCGACTGACCAGACATATCAATGATGGTGTGATCTTCGTCTGATCCACTGTTGATGTAGATACCACCAGTGGCAGTGGATCCGTATAAGGTAAGGATCGTATTCGGAGTTGCGGTTCCCAGCCCAACCTTATTATTACCACCATCGACAAAGAGCATATTGGCATTGCCATTGCTCTCTACTCTAAAGTCTACATCGGCAGAAGCTTCATTGAATACTGCACCAGCATTTACGGTAAGTGTACTGCCCAATGTGAGCGTACTAGCCATGTCCACAGCACCGTCAATATCTACCACATCTAAATTGGTAGTTCCGTCTACATCTAGGTCGCCCGCTAAGTCGATTCCCGCAGCACCTGCTAGAACTAGATCATCGGCAGATGCGTCCCAGAGCATATAGGCACTAGCGGTAGCTCCGAAAAATTTGACATCATATCCGGTGTCATCAACGCCAACCGTAACTCCTGCATCAATTTGCACTGCGCCGTCAATGTCAACGGCGTCCAAGTTCGTAGTACCGTCTACGTCCAAGTCCCCTGCTAAGTCAATTCCTGCGGCTCCCGCTAAAACTAAGTCGTCAGCAGATGCGTCCCAAAGCATATAAGCACTGGCGGTGGCCCCAAATAATTTGACATCATATCCAGTATCATCGACACCAACCGTAACCGTTGAATCAATCTGTACTGCGCCGTCAATATCAACTGCGTCTAAGTTCGTAGTGCCATCTACGTCTAGGTCGCCTGCTAGGTCAATTCCTGCCGCACCTGCTAATACCAAGTCATCGGCAGACGTATCCCATAGCATGTAAGCACTGGCTGTATCACCAAAGAATTTGACATCGTACCCAGTATCGTCAGCACCAACCGTAATTGTTGAATCAACCTGTACCGCGCCATCAATGTCTACTGCATCTAGGTTGGTGGTGCCGTCTACATCTAAATTGCCGTTAAAGTCTACGTTACCCGCTACAGTGAGTGTGGCACTCAACTCCAGATCAGCGAGCGCATCAAGGACAGCCGCCCCAGATCCGGCACCATCGGTGAAGATTGCCGAAACATTGCCATTACCGATTGTAATGTTGGCCCCGGAACCCTGACTGATAATGATGTTTTGAGAGCCGCTTGTTGCGTTCTCAATGATCCAGAACTTGTTGATGGTATTTGGTGCCAAAGTGATGGTACACGCCGAATCCAGTGTACCCGTATACTTCATATATATGGCACGGCCTTCGTCAGCCGAACCGTCCGCTATAGTAGTAGTATGCGTATCGGCGTTGGTCGTGATGGCTTCGGTGCCAGAACCGAAAGCATCCGCTATAAGCTCTAGGTTCGTGTTGGTAGAGGTGCCCCAAGTACCTGATTCGGCACCTGTAGCAATTTCCTTCAGTCTCAAATTATTGACGTATGTTGCCATTTTTTATTCCTAACGTCTTATGAGGGCACAACTTCCCAATCAGGCGTCTGCGAATCGGATACCCCAGACCAACCCGGTGTCTGTGCATCATCTACGGCAGCCCAGTCTGGTGTTTGTGAATCTGATACCTCTGACCAGCCCGGTGTCTGTGAATCATCTATCGCTCCCCAATCTGGCGTCTGAGAATCATCTATGATGCTCCATACATTGACCCCAGTTATTCCCGTTGTTCCTACCACACCCGTTACGTCGATATTCTGACTAACGCTCGTCGTAACGCTTCCTACCGCACTCGTTCCCGCCAGCCCCGTAACAGTGACACTTGCATCTCCTGTCACCGTTACCGAACCCAACCCACCAGTTGCAGCAATTCCGGTCAGGGTAACATTTGCATCAGCCGTTACCGTTACCGAACCAAGTGCGCTTGTCCCCGCCACTCCCGTGACTGTGAGATTCGCGTCACCTGTTACTGTTACTGAGCCAACCGCAGCCGTTCCAGCACTGCCCGTCGCCGTAACACTAGCCGTACCTGTTACGGTGACGCTTCCTACTGCTCCCGTTGCCGCCAAACCAGTGGCGGAAACACTTGCATCTACGGTTATCGTGACCGATCCTACCGATCCGGTAGCCGCCAATCCCGTTTCGGTAACATTAGCATCGCCCGTTACCGTAACGCTTCCAACACCACCAGTTGCCGCTATACCCGTTACTTCAACGGGTACTGGCTCACCCCAAGTACCGGAGCCCCAAGTAGATCGGCCCCAGCCAGTTACATTTGCCATACTACGCTATACGAATAATCGCGTTACTCGCGTCTGCCGCAGGAAAAGCGATAGTAAACGTACCAGCGGTGGCAGTTTTATCTGCGCCGAAATCCAGAACGAGAACCGAAGTATCACCAGTGGTATCTTCGTTGAAGATCAAAGCACCCCTAGCAGTAAACGTCGCCGTAGACCACGAAGTATCAGCAAAATCGGTAAGGGCAGTGGTTCCACTGCTGGAAGGGTCTACCCGCGTAAGCGTGTTGCCCTTGGCAGTGTAATTCGTGCCACTGATTTCGTTGCTTGTGGAATACGCTGTGGTAGAAGCACTCATGGTCGCACTACTAGTATAGAGCGCAATCTTGAATGTATTACCACCGGAATTGAGGAAATTATGCTTCGCCTCCAGCAATTCCTTCTTGAAAGACGTACACATCGCCTGAGTAATAGCCATTACAACTTCTCCACGGAGTTGGCTAAATCATGTTGGTCAGCTAACCGCAATAACATGACCACCTTGGAACGATCTTCCTTGATCGCTTCTTTAATATAAAAATTAACAGTGTGATACACCTGAGCCTTAAATGCCAACGCTTGTTCCGCAATAGCAGGAAGTGTGCTCTCCCCTACACTAATAATTCGATCAGTAGCACGTTGCGCCCAATGTTCAGGTGGCAAATGACAATTCTTCGTAGTAGTTACCGTAACGTCCCCAATCTCTCCGTTGATCATTCGGCTGCCACCATCTGGGGCGATACCCTTATGGTGCCATCCCTATATTCATCGCCAGTCATTCGTCCCTCAGCCTGTAGTTTCAAGAACCCCAACGCTTCCTGGTATCTCTGTTGGTATAGCTGCATCATATCTGCATCACCCTTCATGTAGGTATACGCCTCAACCAAACAGCCATAGAGCAAAACCGTATCGGCATTGGTGCCCAACCAAGACGGGCTCGTAGTAACGATTGAAGCTGGCTGATAATAATAGTGAAGCTCCGTGACGAAATCGGCGTTAGGCGTAGGCCCTACAATGAACGTATCACTGGCAAATATGCCATAATACTTTGGCACCCCTTCCGTGGACGCATTGGGATACGTCGATCTGATAAAGTTTGCATCCTTATTCAATAAAAATATTTGGTTACTGGAACTTGTAATCGCCAATGACAGTGGAAACAAAAAGTCGGTAGGCATCGCCAGATATTGATTACCATCGGTAATCGTACCAGCAACATTTTTACGATTTACAGGCAGATTAACCGAACGATAAATACGCTGTTCGGCTTGTTTAATAAATGTATCAATAGCAGCTACAAAATTTGTTTCTGTATTGTCGCAATAATCTTTGATAGCCGCAGTCAATTCAGCGTAGGTCATGTAGTCACCTTCACGGTACCCACCCGCCCATGTGCCAAAATATTACCCGATCCATCCGCATCCCCGTTTCCTACGGGATCGAATGCCGAAAGTCTTCTACTAGCATCCTGGGATAAATCAGGACGTGGATCTCTAATGGCCTGTGGATCAGCATAATCGCCAAGCCTACCAAGAAAATTCTGCGGTTGATCTTTGTCCAGCATGTCCCTTCCCACCATCAGACCCGTCATGCGACCAGCTTTAATTTGTGGAACCAAATCCTTGAGCTTGTAGCGAAATCCGGTACGGTCGCAAAATCCAAACGCATATTTGCCTTTAGCAAACTTGGCCATCAGCTATAGCCCCCAGGCACAAAATGTACCGAAGCACGATCACGATCCTCTTGTTGGGCCAAATCCCACTGAAACTCATATTCAGCTTTGAGTTCCGGTGACCGCACGAACGCTTCGGGATACTTCTGTGATATCATAAAGGCGAGACCGGACACGAGTGCCGGGAGGAAACGGGCAGGAACGTCAGGATCATTTGATCCTACGACACCCGTATCCTCAATACGTCGAATACGCTGATAGACGAACGTGTAATCTTTGTTGGGGGTGGGCCATAGGTACACAACCGGAGCAGCACGTTGCTTGTCGATATACAAGTTTACGGGACGCCCTTCGGTGAGCTTATTCGGAATTGTGGAATACTGAGATACGCTAAATCGCGACAGCGGCAAATCACTCTGCGTAGTACCAGATCCATCGCGGATCCAATGCTGAATCAAATCTACAGTATCTGCTGGCAATGTAATCGTGGAGGTACTATCCGATGCGGTGGCAGTCCCCTGTTCTACGGTCCAAAAATTAAGACCACGATTTGCCCACTCAAGAGATAACAAATTCAACGACCGACGAGCCGTATCCATATCATAGCCCGTCTTCGACTGAAGCCCACATCGCTCAAACGCCTCTTCTACAACCTCCGAAACTTCAAGATTGAATGTAGCAGTTCCAGATGTAGCCATCAGTTTGAATCCGGTTCGGGACACCCAAACTTTTCACGTACGGATTCCTTATAGGAAACAACTCCACCTCCTGCCAACTTTGGTGTTTTGGATCCGTTACCGACCATCCCCTTAGCTCTCATATGAGACAGATCGGCGAGATTCGTATTTTTAGCCACCACTTTTTTGAGCATACCTCCACTAATTTGCCCACCAGCAGCATAACTCGCAGCAATAGCTTTGGCCTGCTCTCTGTTTGTAACCTTATCGCCGGAACCCGACTTGAGGATGCCTGCCTTAAATTTGGACATAACCTCATCTGCTGGCATAATTAAAATGCCTTCCAGTTCGGATACTTCTTGGCGATACGACTCGTATATCCACGCTCATCTGCGTGATCAGGATAATTTTCGGCAATCCTGCTGGTGTAGCCCCAGAAATGATCTTCTTCCGCTTTCTTTTCCGCAATCTCGTTATACGTTGGAACTTTTGCGGTCGGGTTTTTCGAGTCTTCAGCCATTAGTAACTCTTCCTCATCGCCATCATAATGGTATAACGATCACCACTTGAATGGCCTGTAGTGGTAAAATTTACATCCCCGGTTGGGCTAGATGCATTGTTTATAAGTGGGCCAGCCTGCCGAAAATCATAAAAACCGTAGCCACTGAGCGTCCAGCAGATAACATCAGTGCTGGCGTCCCAAAGAATGTCTACGGTCATACCGGAACAGTCATACCACATCTGCTGGATTGTTACTCCGTCGCAGGCTCTTCCGGTGCCGGATTCGGCTTGGAGGGCGGATACATCGACCTTCGTAACTGCGGATTCACCACTACCATCAGAGATATTGGTGAATTTCATAACGGCGGTACGGTCGCCGTCTTGGATCGTTTGAGATGTTACTGCGTCAGCCATCTGATTCTCCCCGCGAGGACAGGACTCCTAGCCCCGCTCGCAATAGGAGATACGACCACCCACCCGTAGATGGGTGGTCTTATCTCAATTTAACAAATCATCTCCTACTGATCGGAAAATGCAGGTACATCTGCACCTTCCTGATGACCCCAGATAATCCAATTCGTTGAATCCTTAGCCAGAATATTGATTTCAAACAAACCAAAATCCGTAAGAGTCAATATAGAATTTGAATTACCGTCAGCATACACAGAAACATTATCTGCGTTGGAATCCAAATGAATGATACCACCGATGTAGAAATTGGTATCGGAACCCGTATCAAAGGCGACATTTTCAGTCTCTTCTGCCGCACCACCATAAATGAACTTGAACCACACTCCCGCCGTAGGCGACGGAAGAGTGATCGTCCGGTTTCCACCAATTGCCGGAACAACATTGATCCTACCACCATTAGCAGTGGCGGTCAGGGTATTATTTGCATCATCCAACGTAATGGGAGTAACCTGCAATCCCGATCCGTCTAGGCTGAATTCCGTTGTGAATGCACCAGTTGTCGAACTTTTCGATACTACATCGAATCCATCTTCGGATCTGACTGCACCCGAAAAAGTTGTGTTAGCCATGATTTTACCTTTTTACGAAAGGATTCGTCCCGAAGTCGTCGTAACGTCTGCTGGGCCAGTCTTCGGGACTATGTGTCCCAGAATAAGATAAGGGGCGGAGGCGACCAATCACGAGCCAGCTAGTAGCCACGCGAAAGTATGCGAATCGCCTCCACCCTCTATCTATCCTACGCTCCGGGTGATCCCCAGATCCCTAGCGGATCGGAGACACCAAAGCTGTACCGCTCGCGAGCCTTGTAGCGAACATTTCCGGTATCGAAATCACCGTCCATGCTTGTCTCAAGGGCAACACGCTTGAAATGCTTCATCCCGTCTGGAATATCTGTCAGAAGGAACCACGCATCCGTATCAGTTAGATAGTGGTTCACGACCGTACCTCCCGAAATAACATTCATCGAACGCAGAGCGTTGATGTCGTTATCGGCAGTCGCGGGACGAAGCTCAGACTGCATCACCCGTGTCGCCACGAACTGCAAATCGGGCGGGATGACGAGCGTCTTCGGACGAGCAGCGATCAATAGACCACGCTCATCCGTCCATTTACCAATCTGGATCACGGCAGCCTCAAGAGAAGTCTCATTGAGGTCAGCGGCGGTAGCTGGACGGTTAGAGTTCTTACCACCCGAAACGAGTGGGTGACCATCACCACCAGTTACACCATCACTGGATGCCGTAAACAGATTCACACCGTCACCGCTCTGATAAGCGTTGGTGAACCCGTTGTTAAGCGGGAATACAGCTTTCACCTGTTTGGTGTGAGCCATGGCGCGAGCCAGGGACTTGGTATAGCGAGCCGACAGTGAGTCGTAAAGATTGTCTTCCATGGCCTCTTCCGTAATGGCAAAACCCATGGCGACTGTTTCGTGGTTGTACCGCGCCACGAACGACTCTTGTGCGGCGTCATACGAAATCGCATCACCCTCATCCTTCACGGGTGCCGCGTCGAAGCCCGAAAGCTTCACTTCTTCCTCAAAAGAACGATCCGAGCTTTCCGTCTCATAGATTTCGGTATGCTCGTCATCATAACGTGCATACTCCATTCCAAAGAGCGCGTTCAGCCCAGGAAGCAATTCTTTGAGAAGTTGTGCGCGTGAAATAGCCATTGGTCAGTTCTCCTATACGCCAGTGGCGTTAAGATAGGAATGATTAGAAGCTGACCCGCTAGAAGCAGCGTTAAACTTCACGATCACATCTGGATATGCATCACTTGCCGTAGTGCCTTTCGGTGGCAAGCTAGTTGGGCCATCGACAAAATCAATAATACGAAGAGGCAGCGTATTCGTTGTAGCAGGGGTGCTGCCATCAAGCGCGTTCTTGGACTTACCGAAAGTAGTATTGCCAGCCGTGACAACCACGGACGCATTAAGACCGCGATCCGTAGTGTTTAGTGCTTCGTCAGACTGCATTTGAAATACTACAAAAGGATCGTCCAGCACATACGCCATCGCATCAGTGGCCGCATTAGATGCAGGCCAATAATTTGAAAATGTCTTCTGGTTGGTCGTAGGATCCGTATACGAGCAACCCAAGAAAATCCCGACTGCGGTCAGAGCGGTAGTACCAGTATCCTTCGCAATGGTACCATCAGCCGCGACCTTCACGAAATCACCATTTGAAATCTGAGTACCATAGGTGGTGATAATCGGAAGATTTCTAGTTTTGCTTGTAAACGAACCAGAGGAACTTAGAGTTCCAATCGGCCTGGCCCCGTACGGTGTTGCCGTAGTAGCCATGATATTCCTTCCTACATTACTGGTGAGGTGACCCTAGCCCTTACTACTACCAAAGGTCACACGAGTTTTTCGATCAGGCGGGAGAACGGGCATTCGAGGATCGCTTTCCCGCATATAACTATTATCGACGGCTTGCATCTGTGAGGCAGCGTGTTGCTCGTAATACTCACGCCTCTTGCCCACGCTTTCCTCAGATTGTTTGCAGAGCAATAGCCCACCAAGTTCGATTCCCCCTCTCTCTCCCCATTCCGATTTATGATCGCTCATAATCTGGAGTTCTGGATGATCTTCAGCTTTGACGGGCTCCCATCCTTCACGAAATTTCTTGGAAACATTCGTGTTGTCAGGGCTGCCAACCATAGATGTTCGTATCCACCTGAAGACCCAACCATCTTGGGGATCGGGATCCGGAAGAACCGATGCAGGTTCCCATGAAATATTGCGAGCCTCGTTTTCACGAGTCTCTGTCTTCCTGGGCTTCCTGGGAGCGCGTTGTTCAGCCATTAGGCCATCTCCTTCAATAGCTGTGCCGCATACTGCTGTGGCGTTATGCCCAGGCGTTCCGCGAGTTTAACCTGGGTGTGCGTTAGCGTAACTTTGTGCGATGGTGCACCATTGTTTCTAGATGCTGGTGCAACCACGGGATTCGCCTTGCGGCGAGATGCGGTATCAACGACGACGGCGTTATTTGGTTGCGTCAGGTCGCTACCGAAGTGCGTAGGAAAAACTTCTTTCATACGATTATCTATCAATTTATAATACTCATCAGTATCTGGGTCAACACCATCTTCTCCTACTAATTTCTCATGTACACCATACGCAAAGCTTGTCATTTCTCTGTCCTGACCGAACCATGGATTCGATTCCTGCCAAGACACAGCCCTGGCATCAGGCTCAGGGATTGGCTCCGGTACATATTGCTGAGAAGCCTGATCTGCCAACGCTTGATCCTGGGCAAGCACGTTACGCTTCCAATTATCAATAATTTTCTGCGAAACGGACGGTGCATAGGCTTGAGCAAGCTGCGCGTTGGTCAAATCCTTCTGCGTTTTCGCGATTTCTCCTGCATCTCCGGATTCATGCGCTTGTTTGAAGGCTTCTTCAGCAACAGTGAGCGCAGCAGTAGCACGGTGCTTGGCCTGATCCGTTAAAGCTTTCTGAGAATCCTGAACAAGCTGTACAAGGCGCTGATTTTCGGTTTGTAGCCCCTGCGTGTAGCTAATAGCTTCGTTTGCAAGCTTATCAGAAGCTTCTTTCGCCCTGCGCTCCTCATGATACTCCCATTTCAGCTTTTTAATGCGTTTTTGGGCACGATTTCCTAGTTGTCCAAGCTCTTCGTCGGTTGCAGTGCCATCATCTTGCGATGTTTCGACCGCAGAAGCCCTTTGATCCTCTTCCGGGCGGTCATCTACGACCTCAACGTCCAATTCTTTCGATTCAGGGGTATCAATGGTAGTTCTGACGCCTAAAAACTTATCTTCTTCGCTCATCCTACTAATTTCGTCAGCCATTATGCTCTTTCCACTCCTCTGGGATCGTCTACGACCGCTTCGACAGTATCATCATTGATTAAACGGAATTCTTTGCCATGAATTTTGATTCTGGTGCCGCTAAATGCTCGAAAAATGACCCAATCTCCTACCTGACAATACGGTCCACTAGGAAATCGGGCATAATTTGCGTAAGCATCCGGCCCTACACTCATAACCCAGCCCACAACGGTCGCAATGGACTCTTCATGCCGCGAATCCTCTGATCTTATGATGCCCCCATCGGTCATTTCACCAATTTCGGGCAGTGCGATCAGCAATTTGTAGCCCTTAGGCTCCGGCAACTGAGATGCGAAATTGAGTTCTTCTGTCTTTTCTTCAATTTCGGGTGCGACATCCTTATCCATTGCAAGTTCTGCAAGATTAATGTCGGTCATTTCTTACTTTTCCTTCCCTTAGCTGAAAATTTTGCCATTTTCTTCTTACCATACTTCTTACGACCTATCGTCGCAGCAACCGCAGCCGGATTCTTGACTTTACCCTTTAGACTTTTTTTTAATTTAGCAAATCTGCCACCACCACCCGGCTTCATAGATTTCGCCATCGTCAAGACTCCCTGAGCTTTGTCTCTATATCAATAACCTCGCGTTCTGCCCATGCCAAGCCTTCGATGATACCACATACTTTACGATACTCTTCCATATCTTTTGCAGAACCAATTGCCAGATGATCGGCGAGATCGTCTATCTGAACTCTAATTTTCTTTTTAAGTAAAGACAGGACGGACTCAGCCACCCTTCTTCTCCTTACTCTTTATGCGATCCTCGTCCGAATCCTTACCTAAATCGCGACCAAGCTTAAATCCTTCCAACTGCGTCTCTATATCTATTTTTTGTTGATCAGACTGAGTTTTTGCGATCAACTCCTGTTCGTCAAGTGCCAACTCGGCAGCATCCGTGCGCTCCTTGCTCTCCAGCTTCTGGCGCTCCAACTCAAGTTCCGCCGCATCCTGCTGCTGGCTGGCCGCGAGCTTCTGTTCCTCAAGCTGCTGCTTGGCAACATCTGCCTGTTGCTTCCTCTGTGCCTCTTGTTCCTGAATGGCGAGTTCGCGTTCGCGCTGTTGAACGATTGGATCCTGCTGCTGTTGAGCCTGCTGCTCCGCCTGAGCCTTCTGCTGTTTCTTGCCCAGCATCTGATCGGCAGCATCGGCTACCAGAACACTCAACCTTCTCTCCACATTTTCCGGCAGCTTCTCATTGGCTGGCGGTAGCGGAACACCGAGTTCCTCTTCGATCTGTCTACGGAAAATAAATGCCAGATGTTCGCGAATATGGGCGTCCATGGCACCACTGACTGCCTGACCGTTCGGGCTGTTCTGTACTTGTTGGGCAACATCAGGATCATTCTTAATCGCCATATGAACACGCATATGCGCGTCGTGATCCTGATATTCGAACGCCTTAACAGGACTGAGGATAAGGATATCCTGATTCTCGCTGACAGGATCCTTCGGAAGCACATCGTCCTTATCTGGAACGACTTTATCAGCATTAGGAATGCCGATAAGCTCCATCATCTGCCTGTGCAGCAGTGGCATATCATATAGATCGGGAGACTGGGCTGCCAATTGCAACGCAGCCTGATACTGCATGATTCGTTGTGCCATGCTCGACGCATTGGGATCCGACACGGGAACAACGTCAATGCGATCATCAAAATCTTCTACCTTGATATCCTCTCCCTCATCCGTCTCATACGGATACGCCGGATCCGTATAATCACGAACAATAGTGGCCAGAATTTTATATTCTTGCCTGAGGCTCGCGTGGATACGCGCCTGGATTGCGGACTGCACCTTCATCGCCCGCTCCATAATCGCAAGAGTCGTCCCCACGGGAGCCTCTTGATTCATATCCGCTACCTTAAGATCCGCCATTGACGCAAAGCGTCGGCCTTCTTCCACGATGTTACCCAACAACTGATAAAGAACCCCAGAAGGTTCCTTAT